TTATAATGGACAGATTGGTCTATTTGACACAGGAAATGGTATTGGAAATAGGCTTGAACTGGACGAAGAAGAAATACTAAAGAACCTTCAAGAAGTTCAACTTAGAAATGGTCTGCCACAAACAAAGACCTTAAAGGCAGGAAACTATGACTTTGATGTAGAGATGGAAACAGGTACAGGTAAAACATATGTTTACTTAAGGACAATCTTAGAACTCCATAAAAACTATGGGTTTTCTAAGTTTATTATCGTTGTTCCCAGCATTGCTATAAAAGAGGGTGTTTATAAGTCCTTACAGATTACAGAAGAACATCTCAAGGGATTATACGATAACACCATCTATAATTACTTTATCTATGACAGTGGTAATCTTGAACAGGTTAGAAGCTTTGCTGTAAGCAACAATATAGAAATCATGATTATCAATATAGATGCCTTTAGGAGGAGTTTTTCAGATCCTACAAAAGAATCCAAGGCTAATATTATTCACCGAACCAACGATAGATTGAACGGTATGAAACCGATTGAGCTCATTCAGGAAACAAGACCTTTTGTAATTATTGATGAGCCACAATCGGTTGACACAACTCCTAAGTCTAAAGAGGCAATTAAGTCACTAAATCCGTTATGTACATTACGTTACTCAGCAACCCATGTGGAGAAGCACAATCTGGTGTATAAGCTGGATGCAGTGGATAGTTACAATTTGGGTCTGGTTAAGCAGATAGAAGTAGCGGGATTTGCTACTAAAGACTACCATAATAACGCATATTTGAAGCTTTTATCTGTAAACAATAAAAAGACACCAATAACTGCAAGAATAGAGATGGATGTCAAAGATAATAAAGGTGAAGTCAAGAGAACTGCAGTAACTGTAAAACGTGGTGATGACCTATATGATAAATCCAAAGGACGTGATGTCTATGAGGGATACATTATTAGCGAGATTTACTGCGAAGAAGGAAATGAATATGTAGCCTTTACGAGTAAGCCAGATATCCTTCGTATTGGCAAGCCTATAGGAGATGTAGACGATTTAGCTATTAAAGAGCAGCAGATTAGGAAGACTATAGAGGAGCATCTTAATAAGGAGCTGGTATTGAATAAGCAAGGCGTGAAAGTGCTTAGCCTGTTCTTTATAGACCGTGTGGCAAATTATCGCTACTATGACGAAAATGGAAATCCACAAAAGGGCATTTATGCAACTTTATTTGAAAAGCATTATAATGACCTGATAAGACAACCTAAGTACAACACTTTGTTTAAGGATATTGATTTGGATACCGCTGCTGAAGAAGTACATAACGGCTATTTCTCAGCAGATAAGAAGGGTGTTCTTAAAGATACCAATGGCTCTACACAAGATGATGAAGATGCTTACAGCTTGATTATGAAAGATAAGGAACGCCTCTTATCCTTTGATACTAAGTTACGGTTTATCTTCTCTCACTCAGCATTACGTGAGGGCTGGGATAACCCTAATGTTTTCCAGATCTGCACGCTTAACGAAACCAAGAGTGAAGTAAAGAAGCGACAAGAGATAGGCCGTGGACTACGCCTCTGCGTAAATCAAGACGGTGAACGTCTACAAGGCTTCTCTATAAACACATTGACTGTAATGGCAAATGAAAGCTACGAGGAGTTTGCTGAGGCTTTACAGAAAGAATACGAAACTGAAACTGGCATTAGATTTGGTATTGTAGAATCACATTTATTTGCCAATATTCAAGTAAAACATGAAGACGGAAGTGTTAAATATTTAGGGCAGCAGGCTTCTGAGGCAATATTTAAAGGGTTCTTAGAGAATGGGTATATTGATGAGGCTGGTAAAGTACAAGACAAGCTAAAAGTGGCTATTAAAAACAATAGTTTAATTGTACCAGTTGAATATGAGTCAGTAAAAAAAGAAATTTTAGCACTTGCCAGTAAAGTCTGTGTTGGACTTAACATCAAGAATAATGATGATAGAAAGCCAATTAAGCTCAATAAACAAGTCTACCTTGACCCTGAGTTTAAAAATTTATGGGATAGGATTAAGTATAAGACAACTTATTCTGTTGACTTTGACAGTGAAGAGTTGATTGAGGAATGTTGCAAGGCAATGCAAACAAGTCTTTCTGTTAGCTCTGCTAAGCTCATATATACAAAAGCTGGACTTGATATAAGTGCTGGTGGTATTGTTGCAGAAGAATCGGATAGATATGCAGTAGGCTTGGATAATGTACAAGAGAATTTACCAGATATCATTGCTTACCTTCAGAATGAAACCAATTTAACAAGAAAAACAATTGTTGAGATACTACTTAGAAGCAAGACGCTTCATCTGTTTAAGAAGAACCCACAGAGGTATATGGAGCAGGTAGCACAAATTATTACCGCTAAAATGAGACACATGATCGTCGACGGTATCAAATACACTAAGATTGGCGACGATGAGTATTATGCTCAAGAGTTATTTGAAACGGAGGAACTTTCTGGTTACTTGTATAAGAACATGATTGAAAGTAGAAAATCAGTTTATGAATATGTCGTATATGATAGTGCTAATGAAGAAAACTTCGTCAAAAGCTTCGAGCAGAATGAAAGGGTTAAAATGTACGCAAAGCTTCCAAGTTGGTTTGCAATACCAACTCCATTGGGCAGTTACAATCCAGACTGGGCTGTACTAATCGAGGTTGATGGCAAGGATAAGCTCTATTTCGTACTTGAAACAAAAGGAGATATCACGTTTGACGCTCTTAGGCCAAAAGAAAGTGCGAAAATCAAATGTGGAAAGAAACACTTTGAGGCTCTGGGCAATGAAGTGGCATTTGAAGAGATTGATAGCTTTGAAGAGTTCATTGAAGAGCAAGTCGTGATATAGTAAGGTTTTATTTGATGCTACAAGATGGAAAACAATATGTGAACTAAAGAGAACATGGTATGTCAGAGAAATCAATGATATACCATGTTTTTTTATTTGCATAAAAACCACTCATAGGCCATGCAAATGTATACAATAGTAAGCAAACCTAAATGAAGGTTTGAGCGATTGACTTGAGTATGTATGAGTATGTTTATAAGGAGGCTGAGAAATTATGAAGGACAAACTAATTACAGTAGCCCAAGCGAGCGAAATTGCAGGCGTAAGTGTGGCAAGCATAAGGAGGTGGGCAGATTCAGGTAGACTTAAAACATATCGAAGTGCTGGAAATCACAGAAGGATTAGTAGGGCAGATTTAATGCGTCTTATTGATAAGTCATCTAATTGTATCGCTGAGCCGACAGTCTCGTATATAGAGTTCTTAGGTGATGATGTTACGCCAGATCCAACGAAAATCCCACCGCTTAAAGACTTGCACAAATTTCTTGAAATGTACGATGATAAAGGACGAGATAAAATAACTGCCGCCACCATAGTTAAATAGATATCGACATTTGCTTACTTAATCCCGTAATCTTACGGGATTTTTTATGGGAGCCTACGGCAACCTAGAATCCCGTAACAATCGGGCTTTCTGTTAAATATAATGAGTGATTACGAATGTGCTTACGGCAACACATACGACTGCCTACACAAACTTAGAAACCCTGTAATAGACGAACTTCCTGCCTCAAAGATATCAATGATTATCTTTTGCGTAGGAGTGATTTATTCGCCATTACAGGGTTTTCTTTTATTTTTCTTGTTTAAATCATTTCTATACTCTAATCTAAATTTTTTAGTTTTCCGATAGGCCGAACTTGAACAATTTATGCTCTATATTTCACAGTTACGCATTGCATTGCGTAGGGGGAAATCTTCGATGCCATGGGGCGTAAAAGAAATTTTATGTTACAAATAGAATGAAGTAGGCCTTGCATAGAATGAGATTAGACGCGGAGTAAGTGTATGGGGTTGGGGGTAAAGGTGTGGGGACAGAGTTTCAGACATCAAGCTTGTCAGTCCTAATGTGTACACTTCGCCAGAACTTAAAACAAATATTATGAACCCTCAGGTAGCTTTTATCTGGGGGTTTTCTTATTGCTTGAAATTTACATCATCAATCTATACTTAACCTAAGACTTTCAACCCCATTATTTCCTGTCACAACAACCTAGAACAAGTTTTTAGATACCACTTAGTATAAACTTATACCCTGTCATCTCAAACGCCTTAAAACTCGATTTGACGCCTTTGAATTGTAAATAGTATAAAAATGATAAAGAAGTGCGTCACTTACTATGTCCAAAGAGTTCACGAACCCGTTGTTTAGTGGTCTTTACGGCTTTCTCATCAATATCACAGGCGATAATCTTACGACCGCCAAGCTCAAGAGCTGCTACGATCGTAGAGCCACCTCCACACATAGGGTCACATACGACGTCGCCGTCTTTGCTTATGCGTCGCAGTATTTCTTTGACTCCATCGACGCTCTGACCCCACACGTGATGCTCTTTATCTGCACCTCCGTCTGCGGGTGCTTCAATCAAATCGTAAGCGATAGACCCGCCGTACGCACCTTTCACGTACCACAACACATGCTTGACCGCCGTAGTTACCTTCCTCGTATGTATCAGAGGAGTACCCCTACGACAGACATACGCAATATCCCAGTTATACCGTAACCGTATATCGGTACCAAGTTCCCGCATAGCAACGTTAAGACCAGCTCCGCCAGTCATTACGAGCAGTGAGCCTCCCTCTTTAAGAATTCGACCTGCTACGGCAGAGATGTGACTGTAAAGCTCCTCGACTGCCTTAACACCATAAGGCGGGTCTACAAATACAACATCAACTGAGCAATCTTTTATTTGCGGTAGGCCTGTCTTTATATCACTAATGAACACCTCGACGTCCTCCTCTGTAACAGTCAGGAGAGGACTTTTATTTGCCTGCTTACGCTCCATGTAAAGCCGACGCTGAGCGTATCTCGGTGACCTACTACCAAGCTCAGCCATCTTATCAAGTACGCCCGGAGCCTTTATAGCTCTCAAAGACGCAACCGACAATCCGTCAAGTATATCTGGGTTTTCCTTTATGTACGGGTGTTTCGTCCAGTCGTACGCACCTGTGTCCACCTGTCCAATCTGGACGGATTTATCCGCTAATTCCCGCCTGACAGAGCCGACCGTAGTTGGAGAAACACCTAAAATCTTTGCAATCTTTCTATCAGATAGTTCGGGAGAAACCCGCAATCTGTCTGCAATTTCACGCCTTTTCTCACTTTGCGTAGCCTTCTTTATTTGCTTACGCATTATATCACCTCCTTCGTAAGAGTGTAGGCCGATTAAGATTTTATCATAAATCGGCTTCCAAATAAACAACAAAGGTGTGCCTTGCTCAATTCTTATCAAAAGTTACAGGAGGGTTTACATAGATGGATAAGAAAAGAGAGAGGTTCATATCAGTACTGGCGTCAATGATGGAGAAGTACGGCGAGGAAGTGCTTAAGGAAATAGAAGATAAAAAAGTTGAAGACGAAACAAATTAAAAATTGAACATTTTATCAGGACTACCCACATAGGGTAGTTCTTTTTTATACCCACAATGGCGGGGCTTATGGTATAATTACCGTACGAAGGATGGTGGTATAGATGGAAGATACAAAGAGAGCCGTTGCGTACTTGCGTGTTTCTACGTCAATGCAGGTAGACGGGTATTCACTCGATGCTCAGATGACGTCTATCAAAAGGTACGCAAAGGCTTACGATATTGATATAGTAGACGTTTACAAGGATGAGGGGCGTTCTGGTAAGTCAATCGCTGGACGTGAAGATTTTATTCGTATGCTTGAAGATATTGAAACAGGAGCTATAAACGTAGACTACGTGATGGTTTATAAACTATCACGCTTCGGACGTAATTCGGCCGACATACTCTACTCACTGCAAAGGCTTCAACTTCACAATGTAAATTTAATTTGTACAGAGGAACAATTAGTATCAACTGGTTTCGGAAAGATGATGCTGACGGTTTTATCCGCAGTTGCAGAGCTTGAGCGTGAGACTATCGTTGAACAAACTATGTCAGGACGCAAGCAGAAAGCAGAGGAAGGCAAGTGGAATGGCGGGTTTCCTCCATACGGCTTTGGGATTAAAGACGGTATTCTCATAATAAACGAGGAAGAAGCAGAAGCTATACGTATCATTTATAAGAAATACTTAGAGGGTGCGGGATTCAATGCAATATCCAAGTATCTCAGGTATCAAGGTATTGGTCAGAGTCCTTATTGTATGAATACTTACTGTCATCTATTTTATACGCTGATTCACTTACCGGGATATAGGCATTAACATGGTCTTCTTTAAGTA